TTTTGCCATAGTTTTCTCCTTAATTTGTTTTTTTTTTGGAAATAAGATTATTTAAAAAATCTTAATAAGAATAAATAATTTTTTACTGACACTATATAAGAAAATAGTGTATTCTACAATAAATATAAGCAAGTTTAAAAAAACAGTAAAAAAGCCCAACTAAATGCTGGGCTTAATATTATTGTAATATAATAAAGATATTATATAACTGCAAATGATGCAGTGAATCCTGTATTGTCTGCAACGGTACTAGCGTCAAATGGATTAATAAGTCTAAACTTAAATGTTCCAGCTGCTGGTACTGATGTTTGAACTATTGATCCTGTTATGCTACCAACAGTTAATCCTGTAAAGTTTCCATATACAACAGAGTCTGCTGCTACGTTTGGATTTGTTATAACCCAATCTGCGGTACTAGAAGATGGGTTTAATTGTTCTTGCAATTGATTTTGTACACTTACTTTAACTCCAGATACTGCATACGCATATGCATCTGCAGATGCTCCAACTGTCGTTATTAAATTAACACCAACTGATCCAGATTTAAAACTTAAAGATCCAGATGCGTTAATTGCTCCTAATTTTGATGTTAACGTATCAATTGTAATTTTCTTTGTTGAGTTTTCTGATCCGTCTACTACTACTAAAACATCATTTGCAGTTACTTGATTTACCGTGCTCTGTGATGTTAATTCGCTAAGTTTTTTTGTTGCCATAATTTTTCTTTATTATTTTTTATTAATATATATATATCTTTTTGATTAATCCATTATTAAATTAAATCCACTTTCTGTTATTAATACAAAACCTTCTTGTGTTAATAATTCTATAGCTGCTGTAAATTCTGGTGAATCCGGAGCGCCTCCTGCATACCCACTTGGATTAGATCCAAATGCTTGTTGAGTCATCATATTTTGATGTTGTCTAATAGACTCTTCAGACTCAATGATCATTTTCATAAATCTGCGTTTTTGCTCATATAATGGCAGGTCTTTAATACCTGGCAATTTTGTGTAATGTCTCCAATCCATATAATCTACCTAATTTATTATAAATATAACACAAATAGAAAAACAGTAAAAAAGCCCGACAAATTAATGCCGAGCTTTAAATACTTTAAAAAATCTAATTTATTAGATTATAGTTTTGGCTCTTCTGGAACTAGTTCTGGAGCAATTAAAGAATCTATAGGCGCTGTTGCAACAGGTGCAACATCACTTGTTGCAGTTACTGCTGCTGGGTCATCAATATTGACATTAGGAGTAGATTCATTAGAGTTACATGCAAATAACATTCCGGTTGCTGTGATAGCAATAAAAAATAATTTTTTCATAATTTTAATTTTTTTTTTTAATTTATTATATTAATATAATATATAATTTTTAAAAAAAATCAAAGTTATAATTATAATTTTAAGAAATTTTAAGAATTTAAATCTCTAATTTTTTGAATATATTTAGCTTTATTGATTTGATTTCTTCGTGTAACACTTGATTTAATAAATTCTTTTTTTTGTTTGAAATTATCTAGTGTTTTAGATTCTTTTAATTTTCTTTTAAATAACCGTAATGCAAAATTTAAATCTTTGTCTACTATACTTACTGCATTACCATTTCCTGAAACTACACTTTTGTGTTCTTTTTGTTTTTTATTCATATAACTTAATTAAATTTATTTTTTTTAGTTTTAACATTAAATCTAAAATGTTTTAATTCTGGCTTTTGTGAAAAATAACCTTGTATTTTTTGAGATTCTTCTCCTGGATCATCTCCTAATCTAAAATAAAAATATCCAATCTTACCTGATTTTGATATAGTATGTTTTATAATAGTAAAACCCTTTCTTTCGGTCCATTGACGAATTTCTGCAGAAACGGTTTGTGATTGTGCTGGATCTTTTATAATATATTCAACTCCACCTCTATAATCAGAGATTTTATTAATAAGCTGTGCTTCTTCTATATCTTGAGTTTCATTTAAATTTTTATATCCGAAATAATCTTGATACTTTTTTTTGAATATATTCATTATATTACCTTATTATATATAATAGATTTCATTAAACCAAATTAATGAACTTCATAATATTTTTGTATTCCTTCTGCAATATCTTCAAATGCTGCAGACATTCTTCTTTCGTGAATCATTACTTCATTTGCAGATTTTGTAAATTCATTTAATGCTGCATTTATACCTTTAAACTGTCTACTAGCAGATACACTATCAATTAAATCATCAGATTCTTCTGTTACTAAACGATTTGCAGTTTCAACAACTTTAGAAATATTTTCTACTATTTCTTTTAATTTACCATTTCCGTATACAGACTCTCCCATTTGTGAAAATGTTTTTAATGATTCTTGAAAAGCCATTTTATCTTCTGTTGTTAATGGTATTGGTTGTTCTGAGAATACTGTTTGTTTTTCTTCTCGTAATAAATCTTGTATTATTTTTAATTTACTTTTCATTATATAATCCTACATTTACCGTCTTCGCATAATATTGAAGTTATAATTTTATTTACTTTATTATATTTATTTGGTTTTATTTTTTTAATAGATTCATTCATTGATCCAGGTTTCATAAAAGCTCCATGAGTTGATGGATTAGAAACAAAGTCCCAACAAATTAATTCAAAATCTTCTTGAACTTCTACAGTTCCTTCTCCGATTCGTTCTTTAACAGATCCTAAACCTCTAGAACTAATTCCTAAAATAATACCTGCTTTAAACAATGATTTTAAAATATTTCCAGATGGAGTATCTAAAATCTGAACTGTACCTTTTAAATCATTACCTTCCCACCAAATTTTTAAAACATTATGAGATACATTATTTAAATTTACTACAGACGATTCTGGATGATCTAATTCACCTAATGCTCTGTGTTGATCAATATATTCTTTTTTATATTTTATACATTCTCGTTCTAAAATACCTTTAGGATATACTCGACCATTTTGATTTTTAGCACCAGCTCTTTGTAATACTCCTTGCACAATAAATCCGCCAGGTACGCCATATTTAGATCCATTAGATTCATTTAAAGAACCAATTGGCTTAAATTGCATATAGTCTACAATTAATCGTTTTGTCATATTACTCTCCTAATGCTCGTACTCGTTCTGCAATTTTAATTAATTTTTTTGATATTCTATTAAGAGCTTTTTCTGTTCTAGGGCCGTAATTATCTCTAGACATACCAGACTCTGTTTTTAATTTTTTAGTATATTCAACTAATGTTTCAATTTCTTTTAATTTTTTTGAAACTTCTTGAATAGTTCGTTCAACTGTTTGTTTAGGAGTTTTATTTTTTTCACCACGTGAAAATTTACTATACGATTCAATTAAACGTTCATATTTTTTATCCATTGCATTATGCACAGTTTCATAAGTTGGATCTTTTTTTCTCTTTTTTATAAAATATTTTCCTGTTACTGGGGCAACTGCTGCCGTAGTAGACATTTCTCCTATTTTTTTTTCTTCAAATTCTTCATGAGTCATTCCTGGATGATCTCTTTCACAAATATGATCTTCTTCTAGTTCAGTTACATTAACTTGATCAGTATCATCAAATTTATCTTTAACTTTGTCCAATTGATCTGCTTTAACATTAAATGTTGCTTCTTCAATGTCATTAAATTTATCTTCTATTTCTTGTAAAAACGTTTTCATGAATGTACCTGTTTTAATTCATCAATTAAATCCATATATCTTAATAATGATAAAACATGAGATTCTTTTAAGACTTTTTTATTTTCAACTGAACATAACATTTCAGATAATTTTTCTACTTTTATTTTAGTAGCTTTATCTGTTACTGTATTAGAATGTGTTTTTAGTTCTTTTTTAATATTAGGAATAATTTTTCCAATATACTGTTTAAACACATTTCCATCATTAACACTAGTAATATATTTTTCTAATAATTTTTTTTGAGATTGTGATAAGGTATCATATTTATTGTTGAATTTTTTTATTAATAAATTATATGATAATAGTCTCATATCTTGATCTTGTTTAGAATATGTTTCTAAAACCATATCTTTTTCTAAATTTATTTTTTTTGATCTCATTCCATTTTCAACAATTATTGTTTTACAATTTATTATTTGTTTTGGATTTGATGATTCTGAATGTTCAAACAACATGTATATAGAAGCTAATACTTTATAATTATTAATACGAGTTTTTGATATATGTTCAAATACAAAATTTTCAGATATTTCTTTTACTAGGTTATATCGTTGTCTTTTTAAAACACTTTGATTTAATTTATCATGTGCGTTTTTTACATCTCGTATATATTCTAGTGCATATGCTTCTGATTTATATTGTTCTTTTATTAAATTTTGATATAATTGTAGTTCTTTAGCTAATTCTGTATTTTTACCGAAATATTTTTTTATTATGTCAATTGTTAAAGATTTATCAGATGTTAATGTTTCTGATGTAAGTTTTCTTACTAGCATTTCAAATAAAATACCAGTATTTTTATATTTCGAGTGTTTTAACTTTTTCATACTATTATGATAATTTATTATAAATATATTTAAAAAAATTATTCCAATATATTATTTTCATCTAACATTGTTCCTTCATCTTTATTTTTAGTATTTTTTTGTAAAGATTCTGTAATTATATTTGGTGATTTATTAAACTTATATTTTAATTTTTTTATTAAATCTTGATTTTCAGAAGTAAATGATGTCTTCCTTTCTTTTGGTAAAGGCTCAAATGCTGTTTTCTGATTATCAGTTTTAAATGCTTGTTTTAATGTTTTAGATCCGGTGGAATCCCAACCAAAGGAATTTTTATGTTGTCCATATTTTAAACCTTCCGGAGGTCGGCCCCCCTTTTCTTTTTCTTCTACATCATCTGATGACATATGTATTGATGCTAAATCGTGTGGTGTGCCATATGACGCGCCAGTTACAGTTGGATCATTTCCTTCTTGTTCAATTTGATTTTGACGGAATCGTAATTTTAAATCTTCTATTACATTATTTCTTTCTTCTAACCATTGCTCTTCTGACATATTAAATATATATTCATAAATGTATTTGTCAGAAACCAATTTACTATCTTTCATTGTATTAGCTAATGTTATTTTTTCTGTCATTAACGCTACTTTTTGTTGATCGTAAATTATTGACGGAGCTGTTAATTCTAATTCAAATCCAATTAAATCTTCGCCTTCAAAACCTTGAGCATATAAATGAACTATAGCAATTTTAGTTAATTCAGATATCATAATTCTCTGTATTCGTTCGATTGTTCTAGCAAATCTAATATCCATTGATGCTAATGTAGTTTTTCCTTCTACTCCTTCATCATATCCTAAAAATGGTTTTGGTATTTTAAGAGCAGCCATCATTTTATGTTTAACATAATTAATGTCGTCTATACCAGTAAAAGTCATTCCTGGTAATGTGTCTATAGCTGTTGATGTCTGTCCTCCTCGGATTGGTAAATAATAATCTTCTAACATGTTATTAATATTAAATTTAAGATTATAATTTCCTGTATTTGGATCTATATGTGGAATTTTTTTCATCTTATTGATAACCTGCTCCATATATGTATCAACTTCATTAGGAGGAATATTACCAATGTCTATTTTAAAAATTCGTTTTTCTGGAGCTCTCATTATACGATGGATTAACATTGCATCTTCTAACATCATCAATTTTTGAAATTCTTTTCTAGCTCCTTCAAGCATACTACGACCATATGGTAAAAAATTTGAATCTGATAACATCCGGAAATGAGCCATTTCATATGTTTCATATCCATTTTGTGGACTAGAAGCGTGTCGAAAGTTAATTTTATATTCACCAGTCTCTTCGTCAAATTCTTCCATACGTTCTACTTCATAACTAGAAAATGGTCTTACATTTACTATTCCTAATTCATCAGTAATATCTAATTTTAAAAAGAAATCTCCGTATTTTGCCATGTTTCTAATCCATGGCCACATATTAAAATCTACATTTAAAACATCGTAAAATAAATTATGTAATATTTTTTGTATGTTTGTTTTATTACATTTTATTGATAAAACATCTCCGAATTGATCTGCTAACGTAGATTCATCTGAATATATATCTAATGCTGAACTAAGAATAGGATCTTTATCCATCATTTCGTAATCCATATATAATTGTATACGATTTTGATTTGCATAGTAATTTGAGTCATATCCGCCATGGCTATGTCCTGCTCTATATTTATTAGATCCGTGAAGTCTGGTATATCTATCTGTTAGTTTTGTTTGACTTATGTTACCAACAGATTGTAATCTATTAGTATCAACTACTCGTACTTTGTCTTTACCGTAAGCTCGTACGATAACATTAGTACTAAATAAATTTCGTAAACGTTTTCTTAATGACGCCATTATAATAATATTATTTTTATATAAATATAACTAACTACAGAAGCCAGGTCAAATTTTCATCATTTGATCCATTATTCCAATTCCATCCTGTATTTTGTGAATTTGGTTTCCCTGTATATATAACTGAATCTGATTTTTGAAGTCGAGTAATTGCTCGTTTTGTTAAATCAATTCCCTGTTGTCTTAATTTTAATGACGTATCTCGTAACCAAAGTCCTATTGCAAAACTCATTACTAAATCATCATTATATCCTATTTGTGCTTGAGCTTTACCATTTAGCCAAACAAACACAAATAATTCTTGTATTAATCTTTTACTACGAATAATAGGAGTTTTTTCTCTCATATACATTTCTAAAGCTGATATCATAAGAGGTCGTGTTCTACTAGTAGTAGATACACCAGGTACCATTTTTGTTTTATCTTTAATATCATATCCCTTTTGCAAATGCACCTCTAAATCTACATATCCATCATCTTTATACGTATAAAACAAATTTTCATAATTTCTGTCTAATACTGGTTGAATTGCAGCCCATCCAATATTTGCATTTTCTATTGCTAATAATGCATTATTCCATTCAGTAGCTACTGATACTAACATATTTCCAAAATCTTTTGGAGGAAGTTTACCTTTATATTCAGCAACTTGTTTTATATTTTCAACTTCTATAACATGAAATGTAGACCAGTCAGCTCCGTCACCCCGGGCAACGTCAGCAACAATTATATAGTTTTGACTATAATCAGGATAATCCCATATCCAATAAGCATTATCATATCCTCGTTTTTCTATTGGTTCTATACAATTATTTTCATATTCTTGTAAACATTTTCCCTCTACAACAGTATGCCCTGAGGAAACAAAATCACAATCACATTCTTGAGATGCCCCCCTTTCTCCTAATAATTGTGTTTGCCTATTTCTCCATTCTTTATCTCGTTCTGGGTGTACTGTCCAATGTAATTTTATATTATACCATTCTGTATTTGGATTTGTTTCGCCGTCTACCCACGTTTTATGAAACCAATTTCCTATTCCATTTGGAGTTGAAAGAACAATAGCAGATCCACCAGTTGATAGTGTTGCTTGAGATGCTATCCATATTTCTTCTACATTTCGAATAAATGCAGCTTCGTCGACTATTAATAATGATAATGCTTCTGATCTAGCTCCAGTTGTTGCAGAAGAAACTGCTTTTATTTGTGATCCATTTTTAAATTTTAATGATAATTTATTATCTGCTTCAATATTACCTTTTAACCAACTTGGTAAATTATCATGCATTATCCTAACTTTAGTAACTAAGTTTTTAGCTACTTCTTGTGTTGTTGCAATAACTAATGTGTTAAAATCTTCTTTAAATAACATGCACCATAAAGCATAACCTGCAGTTAATGTCGAAATACCTAATTGCCTGGATTTTAAAATTACGTTATATCGATTATCTTTTAACTCGTCTAATGAAGATTCTTGAAATTTATATAAATTAAATTTTATTTTACCTCGTTTAGGATGTTGAATATAACAATATTGTTTCATAAAAAATATTGGATCGGCAGCACATGTTGTATACTGTTGTCGAATTAAATCTTTTATGTTTGCTTTGTTAGTCATTATTATTTTATAGCTTCTATGATAAATATACTACTTATAGCAGACGTTAATATTCCACTAGTAAACCACAATAGTTTATTGTCATGCCATTTTGGTTCAAGTTTTTTTTGACGCTCAACATATAAATCTATATTAGAATTTAATAAATTAATTTGTTGTATTTTATAATTTAACTGTAATGAATCTAATTTAATTATATGATCTAAATCTTCAATTAAAGATGATTGTTGTGATATTAATTGATTATTAACAGAATCTATATAATATAATGAATCTAATGTTTCAGATATCTGATGTATTTGTTTTTGAGTAAAACATGTATCTACTTGTGCAAAAGAAACGTTGCATATAATAGTAAATAATACGTAAATCAACCATTTCATTTTTTCTTTGTTTTAGATAAAATATTTTTTTTAGCAGCAGATGTTGTTCTTTTTTTACTTGTAGAAGGTTTTGATTTTTGTTGAGTAGTTTTTTTAATTTGTTTCTTTTTTGCAACTATTTTCTTTTTTACTGCAGTTTTTTGTGTTTTTACTTCTTCAATTTTTCCTTTTAATTTTTCTACAGCTTTTTCATTTTCATTAATTTTTTTGTCAATTTTTTTAATATTTTTTCTTTTACGTATTTTATTTATTGTAAAAATACTTAATAAAATTGCTATAAATCCTAATAAATATTTCCAATATTTTTTAAGAGTTTTTGTGATCTGATTAATCATTTTTTTGTTCTTTTAATTTAGTATAAGAAATTTTATCCACATTGGAAAGTTTTTCTTCAATTTTATTTAAAAAATTTTGTTTAAAGATATTAAACTGTTTTTGTATTTTTTCATTAAATTCGTCTGAAGTCATTTTTGCATTCCATGTTTCTGTATTACCGTCTGCATCTTGTACAAATTTTGCACTTTTAGTATATGTCTCTTTTAAAAGTTTTACATCAGTTTCTGCTCGTTTTAACCATTCTTCTGCATTATTACGAATTCTATTTTGTTCATATTCTTCAAATTTACCCTGTTTACGCAAATTATGTTCTAGTTCAACTACACAATCAAAACACATTCCATGAATAACACGCATTTTTTTATCTAATGGGGTTGGGTTATTACATGTGCAATCTTTTTTACAATTTGGAAATGATTCTAAATAGTCTTGAATTTCTTCTGTTATTGAATTTTTTGGTTTTTTTACTCGAAATCCTTGTTTTTGTTCGATTTCATATACGGTACCGTTTATAGTTTCTTCCCAAATATCACCAACTTTTCGAATCTGGTGTGTTTTTCCAGAATACATACCTGTTGTATTTTTTGTTTGCGTACGATGGGTACCTTCTATCATTTGTTTGATAGCTTTAATATTTTGTAACTTTTTTGACATAATTTTTATTTATTATTCTGAATCGTCTATAGATAATCGATCTGGATTAATATTTAACATTTTACGTAATTCTTTAATACCTTTATTAAAATTAATTTTCACTGCTTTTTTTTCTGGTTTATTATGAATATTTTCCAATGTTTTATGTAGAATATTAAATGTAGATTCAATTTTTTTCTTTGCACTAGGTTGTTTTTGTAACCATTCAAAATATTTATTTTCGTCAGGATTACCAAATACTGATTCTTCTTCATCAGATGTTTCTGTTCCAGGCTTTGGTTCAGGCGTGTCATCTGTTTCTGCTTCTGCTTCTGGTTCGTCAGATATACCCATATCTAATTCGTCATCACCTTCTTCTCCACCTTCTTCTCCACCTTCAGCATCATCCTGTTCTTTTAAATCGTTTAACTGCTCTTTTTCTTTTTTGTCTTTAAGAGCTTTTTTCATTGGCTCTTCTTTATCGCCGTCATCATCAAAATCTAAATAATCTGGTTTAGCATTTTTCTTTTCTGCTAATATTTTTGTAATTTTTCTTCGAACATATTCTCTAACTAATTGTTCTTTACCTTCTCTTGTTAAATTTTCAATTTTATCTTTAATTTCGTCTTTACTCATTTTTTCATCATCTTTTTGAATATCAGCTCGTTTTTTAGCAGTATGTTTAGGATCATGTTCGCCATTTACTTTATAATAGTCTGCAACATCTTTTCTATTAGGAACCATGTTATCTACATTATCAATAACTTGTTTATCTCTTTTACGTAATACTTGTTGTTGTGCGTCTCCAACAGAATGAGGATTCATTCCTCCTTTTTTATCATCTTCAACATAATCTTTTAATGCTTTTCTAACATATTTTTTTATAAAAGCTTTTGTTTGAGATGCTTCTAAATCTTTTGGTTTTTTATACTTAGTTTTATGTCCGGCCATTATGATTCCTATTATATTTTATATAAATATTACCTTGAGTACTTTAATGCACCTATCACTTGATTTATTGGTGCAAATGCGCCTGTTAATTTATATGTCTTACCTTTATATACAAATACAACACCCTCAGTTGGAACTATTGCATCAATTCCGCCAAGTCGTTCTATTTTTTTTAATTCATGTTCTAATTTATTAAGTGCATTAATATTATCTGCTGTTTGTAATTGTTCTATTGTTTTAGAAAAATCTTGTTTTAAATCTTGCACAGCTTTATCTGGATTTGCAGATAAAAAGTTTTGTGCATTTTTTAAAACTACTACTCCTAATCTTAAAAAAATATTTTCAAATGGTTCCATGTTTTGTTTTTGATATGTTTTAAAATCATTACCATCAAAACTACTTACCCATGATGCAAATTGTTCAGAGTCAATACCTTTTATAATATTTGTTATTCTAGGTGATTTAATATTAAATGCCCATCTATATACTAAATTATCTAGAATGTTTTCTGAAATAGAATAATTCATTTTAGTAGCTTGTTTTTCAATTACTTCAGCCCACCAAGCTTTATGATATTCAGTTACTAATTCAGTTTCTTTTAAAGCATATCTATTTCTTAATTGATCTATTTCATTGTAAAAAGCTTCTTGTTGATCTTCAAAATCTGTTATACGACCTAATTTAATTTGATGTGGAGGAATAAAAGAAAATGTTTTTTGCAAATGAGCATTAGCTTCTCGAACAACACTTTGTATTAGTTTTCCTCCAGTCATATCCGTTAATACTGATTGTCCTGTTTCTAAATTAAATTCTATTAGATTATGAAATTGTAATACGGCTATTTCATATGTTATAATATTTTTTGTTTCTGGATATATAATTTCCATGTTAGCAAATACTTTGCCATTTTTGAAAATACCGTTTAATTTGTCTTGATCAACACGACTAAATGCTTCTGCTAAATCTTCTGCAGATAATCCAAATGCTCTTGATACTGCTCCTCGACCAGCAAATTTATCTTGTATAGCTTGAACTGACATTGGATTTTTAATTGTTCGTACCCCTCTTGCAAATCCAATTTGTCCGTCTTTAAATGTTACAAATATATTTTGGCCATCAGTTTTTTCTGTTACTGCTTCTTCAATATCTAAACGACCTTGTAATGCTCTTGATACCATTTCTTTCATATCATTGAAAGTTAATGAATGATCATCATATGGATGATTCATATGACCTCCAGCTCCTCCTTCAGATATCAATTGTTTTGATTCATTTAATTTATTAGTTCCGTAAGTTGTTTTTGCATCTGCACCCATTACGGTTCGTTCAAAATCTTTAAAATTATAAACAAATTCTTTTCCAGAATTATTTTTTAAATATTGTTTAAGTTTTTCAATTTTAGTTTTGTGTTTTTTAGAAGATTCATGTCCCATTGATCCTTCTAACATTTCATAAAATCCGGGTTGTAAATTTTTTACCCACCATTCTTTAGTTAAAGCTGCTTTATCGGTTAATATTTCCCAAGCATTGCTTATTACAGCATCTTGTTGTTTTGGATATGATGATTTAAATGTTTTATAATCATTATTAGATATTGATTTTCTTACAGTTGATGCACTTATTGGATTTCCGTTATCATATGCTAATGGATCTACATTTAAATTTAATTCTATAGCATCAACACCTTTTGCAATTAGTCTGCCTTCTTTATCTCCTGTAATTTTATAAGCATCTATATTTGGTACAAATGATTTGGTTCTAACATAATCATCTCCTTTAGTTGAAGCTGCCATAGCATATCTACCGGAAGTGTCTTCTGGTAATTCAAATAAATATTCATATGCTGCAGTGATAGGAGAATTAAAATTTGTGGGTTGTATTTCTATGTTAGGATTTTTATTTAACAAGTTAAATAATTGTATAGTTTTATCTCTGGTGATACCGTCTCTGGATTTTGGTCCGCATAACATGATAACACGATCAACATGAGGATGTGTTGCGTATCGATTGGCTAACTCTAAATGAGCTCCGGTAATTGGTTTGAATCCTCCTGGAAAAAGTACTGTTATGTTTTTCATGTTTTATATAAATATTTGTTATTTATTTTCTAATTGATATATTCTTGTTTCTAATTGTTTTACTTTGCCAATTAAAGCAGTAACCATTGCTGTTAAATCAATATTTACCGGTACTTTTTCATCAGATAATAATTCTCCACGTACCCCATTTTCATTATAATCATAATCAGCACCATAACTTGCAAATGATGGATCAACAGCTGCAGCTTCTTCTGCAATAAATCCTATATAAATAGTTTCATTGGATTTTGCATTTCGTTTTTTAAATTGTCTGAGAGGTAAATGTAATATTTTATTAAATAATGATGATGGTGCATTTTCTATATCTTTTTTAGTTCGCCGTGTTGATGAATTATATGTTATTTCACGTGTAGTAGTGTTGTATCTTACTGGGTGATTACCTGCATCATCATCAATATTTGGCATGAATATAGGCATAACGCTTGAATTAAGTGGTCCTATAGATAACCCAACATTAGCATTTGTACGAGGTGCTGTTGAAAGTACAACTGAGTCTCGTATTTGAAAATCTCGTTCTGCAGCAGTTGAGTCATTAAATGTACCAACAGTCCATGGATTTTGTCCGTCCCATTTTACTCCACAATGTCCAGTAGCATCATTTGATGTTAAGTCTAATAAAGGCGTTGAATTGGTACCGGTTGGTCTATTAAAATGCACATCTGCGGTATTACCAAGACGTACCTGAAATGCTGGGTTGCCAACATTAGAACCTGATACTATAACTGAATTTCCGAATACTTTTGTAGCATGAGAATGATCAGTAGAATCTATTATAACAGTTTCTTCTTTAATTCTTCCAAATCTATATATTTCTCCTGCAGTTAAATCAATATTTGCCATATATTTCTTTTTTTAAAAATTATTTTGGTGTTGCATAAGTAGTTCTACGAGGACTACTTGCAACTATTGCATCGTTAAATTGCATTCCTTGAGTTGTTATTGTTATGTTTACGGTATTAGATGTATCAGATCCGGTATTATCTATTTCTACGTCGTTTATTACAAATCCAGTTGTTACATCAATTACACAATTCATCAAATGATCGCCACCTAAAACTCCATTACAAACTATACTTTTTACTCCCGAAGATATTTCCCGCAAAAATGATCCAGAATTTTCATCAGTAATAGTTACTGTTTTTTCAGAAAAATTACTAGCATATACATTACCATTAGCTTTTACAGCAAAATTACTAGACGATATTTCTAATAATCCATTACTTCCACTAAAAAATGATGAACTTGGATGACCTAAGAAAAATTTATTTGTTCTTATATCTATTTCGTTGTCTGATGTGCTATATCTAAAAAAGCTTTCTGTGTGAGCATATAATTCTAATCCTACACCACTATATAAGTTTCCTTTGGAAGTTTGACCTGGTAATGCCGATCCTGACCAAATCATCCACCCTCCGAAGCCAGCATCAAATCCTTGATAGTCTAATGATCTAATAAATCCAGCATTTGGAAATCCACTAATTCCTACCCCACTTTCTAATGAGTCAGCAACATACAATGATCCTGTCATTAAAGAAAAATCTCCATCTATATAACGATTGCCTCCTTCAAAAGGTAAATTATTAACAAATGATGTTTGTTTACTTTTAACACCATCTATATTATAATATTCAATCTTAAAGTTAATCTGATTGTTAATTTTATGTTGAACATCTAATGGTGTTTTTATTCTTGTATAATTAGGAGTAAAGCCGGCTTCATTATCTGATGTAACATGTACATCTGCAATTTGCCAATCACCAGCTTCAACTATAAAATATAATGCACCATTTCCGGTACTATCTGCTTCAAAATTAAATGTTTCGTCATCATATCTTCTGTTGTTAGAAAATACTTCTATTTCACCAATTTTTTTACCAACATTAATAGGTAATTCTTGATTAAGAGTATCTGTTGTATCATCATCAAAAGAACTACCAGAAATATAAAAAAGAAGTTTTGGGTTTAAATTTCCACTATTTGAACTTCTAGAGCCTATAGCATCAAATCTAAGTTTATACTCTGAATTTTTTATGAATCTTCCAGCAAATGCATCTTTTATATTGAATACATGAACATCATTAACTGAAGATATATTTGTTGTTGCTGTTATAACACACGCATTAGCCAATGAAGATGTATTATATATTAATGTAGGACTAGTTCCGCTTTGTGTGCCGTTAATAAATGTTTTTGTTTCCCAAAAATCTATTAAACTTTGAGATGTAAATAATCCTATAGTTTCATCAGGAAATAATGATGAGGTACTTTCTATAAAAATTTCTGTCTCTTCTAATTCAAAATCATTAACTAGATTAAAATTACCAGGAGTACCTTTATTGCTAACAGAAACTTTGATTCTTGAAACATCTCCCGAAGCTGGTTGTAATTCACTAACTTCTATAAAAGCAAATGATTGTGAATTTTCTGTAGCAGTAAATACTGGTGTTGCCTCATATTTTATAGTATATGAAGATGCATCAAATCCATTAAATATATGATCATATAAACTAGCACTATTAAATGCCGTATATTCTGTATCTAATAATGCCGAACCAGTACTTAATATTTTTTTTATCGTTGTTGTGTACGCCGTTGTAGTTATCGGAAAAGTAGGTGTAGGCGTAGGATTGAGTGGAGAAGCAACAGTTAATGTTCCACCTTTCATTTCTGGTTCTAGTTTTCCATTAATAACTTCTATTGCTGGTTGATTATTTAATAAAGTATATTTAACGGTCCCTGTAGAATATATTGGAAATTGTTCATTGTTAGGATAATCTCTATTTAATTGAACTCCTACTTGTTCTGATACAGTAACTGTTGGTAATGTTTCAAAAATTATTTCAGATATATTATCAGTAGTTGGATTAACTGGTAATGTTTTGCTCCATCTAACATTGGGACGACCTTGTTGATCTATAGGAACCGGTGTGCCTTGTATAGTATTAGCTTCAGCAATTAATGTTACTGTACAATCTCCAGGTGGCGTTTCTGAATAAACATAAATTGTAATTGCTCTAGCTTTATCTTCATCTAAAAAATTTACAACTTCATGATATATTGGATCTCCGTTATAATCTAAAACTTCTAAATTTAAAACACCACCAATTTTTAAATTAGTTGGATGTCCTCGTAATTTAAAAACATTTTTACCAGCTGTAAGTCTTGTTGGAAAATCAATTACCTGAAAATAGTCTGGAGAATTTTGTGTATTATCTTCAAAAAATATAGGTAAAAATTGTAAACCTTTATATACAGCTTTTTTTCGTTTCATACGATCTTTTCATATAAATATTATGTATGACATATTTGACTGTAATTATTAATTTTATTAACTTCAATTAGATTGTCTACCATATCTCGCATAGTATCTACATGAGATATAATAATACAAAAATCAAACTTAGTTCTAAAATATTCAAATAAGTTAATTACTGATGCAATATGTTCTTGATCCAAACTACCCCATCCTTCATCTATTGCAATAAAATTTGGTCTAGGTAAAGCAGATACATTTATAAGTGCAATTCTAATAGCTAATGATGAAATAAATCGTTCCATACCAGAAGTTAATTCTAAAGGCCAGAAATCAGTGTCGCTATATACAATATATCCGTTAATATTTTTTCCATCAGTTTCTAATACCATATTAAAATCTACTACTTGATTTAAAACATTGTTTATTTCTGCTTCAACTTTAGGAAGTGTTTTTGATATTAAATCATATGGTATTCCGTTACGACGTATAGCACTTAAATAATATTCATATGCTTTATATTCTGTTTCTAATTCTTTATATATATTTAATTGTTCTACAGCATTATTTTTATTAGTTTTTGCAACTTCTGTTTCTCCGTGAGTATTTTTAATTTTTAATTGATTCTTTTTTATTTCTTTTGAAATAGTTTCAATTGTTGCTTTATGTGCAGTAATTTTTTTATCAATTTGTTTGTTATGTGCAATTGCTGTTTGATTACGTCGATATAATTCTTGGCGATCAATAGTTGTTTCTAATTCAGACTCTTTTGTTTGCAAATCACTTTCAAGTATTTGTTGACGAAGTTCTTCTTTTTCTGCTTCATTTTGTTTTGATTCAATTAATCCTTCATTAATTGTATATGCAGTTTGTTGTTGTAAATATGGCTCTAAATCTTCAACAGTTGTGTCAATTTCTACTTGTTCAAATTGTAATTCTTTTAATTTATCCTGATCTTGTTTTATAGTTTTTTGTGCTTGTAATGCATCTTGCACAAACACATTACTAGTGCAATACGTACAGTCTGCATCATATTCATGTTCTTTGAGTTGAGCAATCTTCTTTTGTTTATTTTTAACTACAGTCCATTGAGCATTGGATTCTTGATCAATCTTTGTTTGTTTTTCTTGATATTCTTTTAATTGTTCTACACGTTCATTTATAAAATTAATATCAACATTATTGTTAGTTTCCTGTACAGTTTTTATACTTTCATTTGTTGTGGATATATCAGATTCTACTGTTTCTATATCTAATTGAAGTTGTTCAATTTCAGATATTAATGTTGTTTCTATTTCTTCTAATTCTTCAATATCAGCTCCTTCATATGTAGTTGGTTGTTTTTGTTCAATTAAATCTACTATTTGTTGCTGTTCTTTTTCTCTGTTAGTCTGAAGAGTTTTTTCGAAATGTTCTAAATCAAGAATATCTTGTTTATTATCATTGATAATTTTATCTGCATCTGTTATTATAGTTGCAAAGTCAGTTTTTTTATATTCTTTTAATTTACCTGCAGTTTCTTTTATATCAGTTGAAGCCAATTGGTATATTTGTTCAAACAATGTCATATCCATGAATTGAGATAATAAATCTTTTCTTTCACGTTGCGATTTCGTTATAAAATTATTATTATCATTTTGCAATGAAAATGCTGTTAATATAAAATCATCATAGGTGCCTAGATATCTTCGTATATTTTTATTTGTTTCACTACGCTCTTCTCCGTTTAAATTTTCTGATTCTGTATAAAAATTAACATTAACTTTAACATGACCATGTTTTAATTTATTGCCTTCTCTTTCTATTGTATATTTTTTTCCATTTAATTCAAAACAAAATTTACCTCGAAATGTATTTTGTTTATTATTTAATACTTCTTTTGCTTTGCTTGTTTTACTACATTTATCAAATATAATATATGTTATTGCATCTAATAAAGAAGATTTACCAGATGTATTTGCAGCAAATAAACCACATACACTTTCTAAACATGAAAAGTCTACAATATTTCCTTGTCCATATGAAAACATATTATCAAATTCAAATGTTAATGGTTTCCATGTAACATGACGAACTGATTCTAATACTGGTAATTTTGAGTTTGTGTTTCTGTTTATATGTCTTATTGCATCTATTTCAGCTTCTGTTGCTTGAGGAAAATTAGTTGAAACATAATCAGTTAACAAAGTGTTTTGATATTCTACATCTCGTATATTTCCAATTACGGAATTTGCATTAACATTGTTAATAGAATTATTTATACTTCGTTGAATGCTTATATCCTGAACATTGTATCGTTTTTTAATAGTAGCAATTAATCGTTTCATGTCAGATGCATCAGTATTATCAAATTTAATACGAATTCTTGGTTTTTTTGGCATCTGTTTTGGATGTTCGGTTATTTTATTGCCTTTAGTAATCAATGTTACATATCCATAGTCATTTTCTATTTTAACAAATTCAGAAGATTTTTTCTTTACATCCCAAACCAATATTCCATGTTCTAATGCTTCTCCATGATTTTGTTGTATAAGAGAACCAGGATATCCTATAGTTTTTTCGTCATTTAAAAACTGGGCTGGTTTATGAATATCTCCTAATAAAACTAAATCGTGGCCTTTAAAATTTTCAGTGGTTACATGTTTATTAGAAATAACATAACCAATATCAGTTGTAGCAGTGTCTACTGCTCCATGATGAAGTGCAATTTTATATGAAGCATTAATATCAGTACCTCGTATATATTCATCTGGTGCAATATCAACAGCCATATGATTCCATGTTATGCCACCATATTCAAAAACTTCATTGTCTTTTATAAAAATTATGTTAGAATCAACAAAACCATCCAATATAGGACTAATAGCATCTAACCGATATAAATTGTTAAGATTCATGTCATGATTTCCAAGTATAACAATAGTTGGAATAGTAAATCCTTTAAAGAACTCTATTAACATTTGAATTAATTCCGGAGACATATCTAATTTACTATGCACAATATCTCCTGTAACTACTGCTACACTGTTTTCTGTTGCATTGGTATTAATATATTCAAATAAGTTTTTAAATACTGTTTTATATTCTTTATGACGTTTTAATGTTCGTATGTGAATATCTGAAACATGATAAATTTTATCTATCTGTTTTATAGAACTTTTAATTTTTCTTATTTCCATAATAAATTCATTTTTAACTGCATAACACGTTCAAATGTTAATATGTCAGTATCTTCTAATATTGTTCTTATTTTTTTAAAGCCTAAGTCAGAGGCATCTTCTTGTTGTAATTCTACGAAATATACATTTATACCTTCACCCATAAATTTTTCTGCTAT